CTGTTATATTACCTCCAAAATAGCTAACCATATCTGCTGTTAACGGTGTTACCGGAACAAGTCCCCAACAAGTTGGAGCAGATAAATCGTTGATTGCAAATGTTGACCATTGTTCATCGACACCGAAGGCATCGTTGGTCTCCATATCACAATATACCTTTCCCCAATTTATTTGATTCGCCATCTCTCTTTTTTAAATAACTATTTAATTTAATTTCGTTTTCTTTTTTTGGCTTATAAACCTTCTTCACTTCTTTTATCATAAAACCCACCCAGTAAAGTTTACATCTCTCTCCGGATACATCCCATCATTTTGATTACTTACATATTCAGGATACAAAGAACTATTGTAGTTCATATGATCCATAAATCTTTGTGTATAGAACTCAGCAGTTTCAGTTGCGTGATTTGCAAGGTTCTTTATCTCAGACTCACTTACAGATGTAGCATTCTCTGAATTATGTTTATATATTCCCCCATTAGATATTTGATATGCTGCATAAGGAATATAAGTCGCTTGAGTATACCAAATAAGCATTGGCTTAATATATTCATTCACTAATGTTTCGTAGTTACCAGATAGGGTATCAGCTATAATTTCCGTCTGTAATTTTTCATACAGTTTAGTACCTAAGAACTGTTGTATCTCAGTATCCTGGGCCACCTCAACAAATTGAATTAATTTATCAGCATCGAGATTACCGTCAAATATTGATTTTCTCTTTAGCTCTTTTAATGTTATAAATAATGCTTTCATATTATTCTTCCTCGTTAGGTTCTACTATCTCTTCCTCAACCTCTATTTTTAATAACTCTTCTTCTTCATCTACTTTTTGGCTAGATAACTTCTCACCAGTCTCTTCTTCTCTCTTAATCTTAGTTGCAATATTATCAAGCTCTGTGAACTCAATTGGTTGAAGAGTAGTGAAGTATAAGTCTAGCATTATACCGTTGAAGGAAAGTAATTCTTTGAATGCATCAATAAGTAAAGTCTGGAATGGTCTAATAACAATATTATCCATAAGGATAGAAGCAGTTCTAAGTTCTTCAGCATTATTACCAAATCCAGTATTATCTTTTATACCCAATAGAATAGGTGAAACAACACCGTGACCTATCATAATCTTCTCTCTACTTTCTTTAGCCAAGAAATCATATTGGGCGTGAGCATCCGGTAAGTGTATAGGTTCAACCGTAGACTGATCCTCTGAACTTTCATTAAAAGCTAGTATAAATCTACCCGCATTAGAAGACCCACTGAATTTATCATATATCTTTCTTTCGATTCTTTCTTGAATCTCATCAGAAGGAATACCATTATTAAAGTTTAATAACAAAGAAGGTTGTAATCCATTCTTAATATTGTTTAGGTGATAGTTTGACACCTCTTCCTCTAAAGAACAATACTGTAAACATCCTTGATAATCTACAGGGGAATAATAATAGAACCCTGCTCTGTACGGTTTAACGCAGTATATTTCAATCTTCTCTGACCTACTACCGTTCTTGTATGAAGGTATTCTTTTAGGCTTGTCAGAGGGCTTTATATTGGCCCAATCGGGGTGATAATAATAACCTTTTACCCTACCATCTTTAGCCTTCTCAGCTCTTAATGTTTCCATAGGGAAATGATAAAGACCTGCAATTTCTTTTTTACCGGTTTTATAGACAACCTGGATAGCGGCTTGACCTAACATCTTAAGGTCATTAACCATCTTCTTTACGTCACTCGGTCTAAGAACGCTTTGCATCTTACCGAACATCTCAGGCTTCTCTGTTGAGTCTGTTGCGTTTAGTCCTCTACCATAAACCATATCAACAATACCATTGATACATCTTGAGTTTGTAGGACTACCTAAATATCTCTCTATAAGTTCAGCGAAATAATCATTATTGTCACCGTACTCAACCCAATCATTTCTAGTGTTCTCCTTGATGCTTGGGATTTCATAGCCAGATAAGTTCAAAACCCTCATACTGTTTTTAACCTCCTTAGGGGCTTGTATTTTTCTAGCTGATCTAATATTTTTTCGACTCATATTATTATATATTGTTGCTCTTCGGTTTCGGAATCGTGCTGATTATATTCATCAGTATTTAAAGTATGTGATATTGTAGTATCCGTTTTAGAAGTGCAATAAACCTTGTCTCTATAAAGTAAAGTATCACCCTGCTTGATTTCTATAGAGTAAGAACTTTCCTCAGATAGAATACTAAAAGTACATTCTATGTCTAAAAAGTTACCGTTTATAGTAGACGTTAAGGCCTCTAATGTTTCTGTCTTTCTAGTACCGTCTTCCCTAATTGATAATTCTAAATCACTAGCCTCAGTATATTCTCTAGGAACAATACTTATGGTCTGAGCATCTGTATTTGGTAATAACCTTATCATATAAGTATAACTAAATAACTTGATTTCTGTTCAAAAAAAAAGGGTTACATCTCTGCAACCCCTTTAGTTATCAAATGAATACTATTAAGAGTTAGTTCCCTCTGTAACAGTAACTGTTGAAGTTAATCCTCCAAAAGGACTTCCGCTAACAGCACCTTCTAAGAAATTAGCAGGCAAAACTTCCATACCCGACAATGTCAAAGTATATCCTGATAAATCTCCCATAGCAGCACCAGTTACGATTGTTCCTCCAGAAACATCTGCTCCGTGCTCTGCACCCATAAGGAATGCATTCCCGTTATAGTCCTCTACAACAACGTGAGGTCTACCGTAAGCTAATAACTTAATTTCCTTATGATCTTCTTTAGTAAGTTTCTTAAGTGTTAAGTTTAGCGTTTGCTCAAAGAATGTTGTACCATTCTCTCTTGAAGCAGTAATAGTTTGCTCAAAACTACTATTACCTTTCAATTCATATTTATAGGCAGTTACAGCACCCAAGTCATCAATGACATCTGTATCGGTATCGTCGTAAGAAATAGTAATATCTCCATAGTCAATGAAGTATATTGCGTTCAGTCCTCCAACTACGTCTTTACAGGGTTCTTTTCTACCTTTAGTTAAATCACAAGCCATATTATAAGGTATTAAAAAAGGGTAGGTAGGCTTTTCGGCTTACCCACCCTTAATATTTATTAATTATTGTTTATTAGTCGTTAGCAGAGTTAGTGATACCGTAAGTTACGATGTCATCAACAATACCATACTGTACACCTGCAGTAAATCTCATTACGACTCTTACGTTTTGAGAACCATCTAGGTCAGCCATATCGATAACTTTAACTTCGTTGTGGTCAGATAATAAACCAGTACCGAAGAATAAGTTAGACTTTTCAGCAGCTACAGCAGTATCAGAAGCTAGTCCATTAGCAACAAAGATTTTCACTCCGTCAAAAGATAATGAACCGTTATTCCACCACTGAGTACCCATTGCATTTGTACCGGCAGCACCTAGTCCGCTAGAACCAAATCCACCTAAAGCTCTTACATAAGCTCTAGCAATGTTTTGAGATACATAGATGTTTAAGTCTTCAGCACCGTAAAGAGTAGAAGGAACAGCGTCTACGATTTTACCTAACTCAGTGATTACGTTACCTGCAGTAACTGAAGTACCTGCAACTTCGTTTGCAGCAGGTAAAGCAGCATCTTCAGACAAGATAGTAGATAATCCGTCGAATTGACCATTGTTGTCAGTATCTCCCGCCCAGATAGACTGCTCAGTTCTTTGAGCAACTTTAGCTGCAACGTGTGCAATTAAGAAGTCAGAGAATTTAGAAGGCATATCGCTGTGTGCAGAATACCCCATAGAAATTGCTTCCCAGTCTTGAATAAAGTCTTTCTTACATAATTGTAGGTTAACTTGTTGCTCTTCTGGTTGAAGAATTCTTTCAGTAAGTGTAACAGTTGAAGTAGGATCAAAATCACAAGTTGCATTCTTAACGATATCGTCAGTAGCCACTTTCTTGATCACCTCTTTTAACTTTACATTTGGTTTTACAGTAATACCACCGTTAGCGATAGTAGAACCTTCGAGTAGAGCAGCAGCGATATATTCACCTGCGAACTCTCCTGCGTAACTAGTAGAAATTGATGTAGTTGTTGCCATTTTTGGTAATTTAGATAATTGTGTTTATTATTTATTTAATCTTGCTAAAACTCTATCAAGAGTAGTTGCAGGTGCGTTTTGAGAATATAAATGTAAATTCTTACTCTCTGTTGCGTTCTCTGGGCTGTGAGTTAAAGGGGCTTCATCAGCAGATAGTTCTTGAGGAACTTCTTGCTTAGACTCTTCTTTAGCCTCTAATTGACCCATTAGTTTTTCGACCATTGCCTTAACCTCCGCTAACTCTTCTTTAGTGGCATAAGACATTTCAGATTTAGGCTCCATAGCCTCAACCTCCTCAGAAGCCTCCACTTCAGGAGCTTCCTCTAACTGTACCTCTTCTTCTGTAACTTCTTCAGTGGCAGCCTCAAGTTGTACTTCTTCTTGTACATCTTCCTGCACTTCTTGTTGTACAGCTTCTTGAGTTTCCACCTCTTCAGTTGAAGACAAAAGCACGTCCTTTAGTTTAGAAACGATTTCTGTTGCTTTCATAAAAATTGATGTTTATAATTATTACTGATTAAAAATATATTGTTGTATTTTCAAGTGCCGTCACCAGTCACATTACCAACTCCTTGAGCCTGTAAAGAACCATCACAACATTTTCTTGAATACGTTTTACCATCCTTGCAAAGACAGCCTCTGCTACCACCCTTAGGTGAGGAATAGCTTGGTGTAGCTTTCATTCTTTTTTTCATTATCCTGCGTTTTGTGTACGTTGTATAAAGAATATAATATCCCATATTTTAGAATCTCCACCATCTGAAGTTATTTTAGGAGTTAGACCATTTGCCAAAGCATTTGCATCTAAATAATACTGAAACATTATATGGGAGTTTTGCGTTGTATCGTTTCCTTTGTAAAACCCTAAAGCCATATTAATTCTATCGTAATCATCAGCACCTGTAAGTTTAAAGTCTATATGGGTTTGATTTGCGTTTGCTGCTGACTTCTTATATACAACAGTAACCATATAAACATCATTCTCATTTAACCCCACAAACTTTTGATTGGATACATCGTAAAAGTCTAAAGTTGAATGACTCCTGGTTATGATGCCACCATTGTTAGGTAAGGTAACCTCAACACCATCTGTTAAAACTAATTTACCAGAATCTCCTTCTCCTTCGCCATTATAAAAAGTATCATCATATCTAGCCCAACCCAAATTAGCTGCACCCGTTTGTGGATATACAATTACATTTTCATCATTATGACCCATATAAAGGGCTGAGTCAGTGCGTAGCATTGCACCGTTTTCTATATTCACTGAAGATACCTCTGATTCTGTGGTGTCTTGAACGTGAACTCTGTATGAAGTGTTTTTAGTTGTTGGCATTATTTTTTACTAGATTTAGGGTGTTTCTTTGGTAGTAAATCGTAATCAGTTGTGTACTTAGCATTCTGAGGTCTACCATTCTTTAGTAAATAAAGGAAAGCATTGACTCTAGCAAATGCCCACTGTGAAGCAGACTTTACTTGAGGTGA